AGAAGAGGATTTCAAAACGTGGCTAGCTTTGAAACAGCGGTACAGACTGCGATTTATGGGCAGCTAATATTAAATGCTGATATAATTAGCGATGCAATACCGGTTTATGATGCCGTTCCGCAACCTATTTCAGTTGTTAATTCGGATTTTCCATACATAGTTGTCGGCGAAGATAATCATGCGGCGTTTGATACTGATGCCGAGAATATGAATCTTGTTTCAATTGTGGTTCATAGTTGGAGCAGATACCGTGGGCGAGCAGAGATAAAAGAAATTCAGGGTTATATTTATGATTCATTGCACCGGGCATCGCTAAGCCATGCCGGGTTTAAATTCGTGAATATAATGCAATCAGGATCGGAGTCTTTTTTAGACTCAGATGGTTTGACCCGCCATGGTGTTCAAACTTTTACTTTAATAATCGAGGAGATTTAACATGGCTGGTGCATCAAGAGACCTAATAATCAAGAAAGCAGCAACAAGAATTGCTGGCATTAATTCAAAGTCTATGTCAATCGCTAAAGAAGCAATAGACGTTACGACTGACGAAGACAATGGCTATCGAACCCTGTTAGCAGAAGCTGGAACCAAGACGCTGGATATTTCATTTAGTGGCGTAACTAAAGACCTCGCATTGCGCACTTTAATTATGACCGAACAAAGCCAGCTTTATACCGACATTACGCTAGAGTTTCCACCTGTCGGTGCGCAGACTACAGGCGATGTAATTAGTGGTAGCTTTTACTTTACCAACATGTCAGAAACTGGCGGCTCTTCAGATGGCGCTGTTGAGTTTGACGGCGCACTGCAATCCTCAGGTGCGTGGACTTATACGGCGGGCGCTTAATGTTTGACGGAATGGATATTGAGTTTGGCTTAAAAAAGGGACGCATTGATTCTCGTAAAATTATCGAGCTTCTTTCTATTTTAGAAAGCACGGCAAGCGACCCGAACAGAGTGCGCGAAGAAGAGCCGCAAACTTTTGATATGGGAAGAAACAAAGTTGCAATTGTCTATAATAGAATTTTGCGGTTTGTCGGGATTGATGCGACAGATATGGAAATAGCTTTACAGCTAAGGATTGATGTCGATTTTGTCAAAAAAGTTTACAGTGAGATAGGCCAAGTTCTGACGGCATTACGACCGCCTGAAGAATACGCGCCACAGGCAGAAGAAAGCCCAAAGCCAGAAGCCAAGGCTCGCAAAGAGAAAAGCGAGGCGTAGCTGAATCGGCTTATATAGCCGCAGTATCGATGGGGTTAGCCCCGTCGGACTTTTGGAATATGCGCCCGTGCGAGTTTTGGTGGTGGATGAAGGCAAAAAACCCTGACGCATTTAAAGAGCCGCAGAGGGTACGGTTATTACGTTTATTAGATGAGGGGTTCTAATGGCCAACGAAGCAGATATTTTAGTTAGGTTTGGTGCTGATGTTGGGCCATTATCTCGCGGCGCAAAGAAGGCGTCTGGAAATCTAGACAACGTAAAAAACGCAGCCGTTGAATCGGGCAAGGGGTTGGCAAAACTTGGCGCTGCTGCGGCTGCTGCTGGTGTTGCTTTTGTTGCATTCTCAAAGCATGTCGCGGAAAATGTTACAGAGCTTTCCAATCAAGCTACCGTCGCAAATACTTCAATTGCAAAATTCAAAAGCATGGCGTTTGCTGCGAAAAGTGTTGGTATAGAGCAAGACAATTTATCAGATATTCTTAAAGATGTTAATGACAAAATTGGTGATTTCGTCCAAACCGGCGCTGGACCAATGGTTGATTTCTTTGAAAAGATTGCACCGCTTGTTGGCGTAACTGTTGATGAATTTAAAGACCTTAGCGGAGACAAGGCGTTAAAGCTTTATATTGATTCGTTAAACAAGGCCAATCTTTCTCAATCTGATATGACGTTTTACATGGAAGCAATTGCCAGCGATGCAACAAAGCTGCTGCCATTGTATGCCAACCAAAGCAAAGAGCTGGAACGCCTGACCGGAAAGTATGAGGATGTTAACGAGCAGATCGCATTAACAGCGGCCCAAGCGGAATCATTAGGCGGGCTTAAGGAGTCGTTTGATCTTCTTGGCACTACGGCCGCCAATGCTGGTAATCAGGTTATCAGCGCCTTTGCAGAGCCGCTAAGCTCTTTCCTAGAATCCACAACCCAACTTGTGCCAGTTCTTACGAATAAGTTCATTGATTTCTTTAATACATTTCGTGAAGCTGAAAACATAAACAGCTTAACGCAGATAAACGCGCAGCTAGATGACACAAGCGAAAATATTAAAGATCTTCTTGAGTGGAATAAAACGCTAACGGAGTCTGGCGGGATATTGCCCGGCGCTGGCCTAGTTGAGTTTAATAACCAAATGGCAGTCTATGAACAACGTATGACTGACCTGCAATTACAAAAAGAAAAGCTTGAGGGTGAGACTGCTATTCCGCAGGTTTCAATACCAGGCGCGGCAGCAGACGGTGATGATGCACTAGATACCGGACAAGACGTAACCGTTCCGCTTTTCGACCGAGAAATATTAGACATAGAACAAATAGCAGCAAAAGAGCATTTAGAAAAAATGACTGCTATGTATGACGATTATAATATGGGCCGACTAGCACAAGGCGAAGACTTTTCAAAAACAGATTTAGAGCGTCAGAAAGCTTTTGCGAAATCACAAGATGATATAGAGAAAGCCAAAAACCAGAAGGCGCGGGACGGTTACGCATCAATGTTTGGTGACTTGGCATCATTAACCCAGTCTGGCAATAAAACAATCTTCAATATCGGCAAGGCTGCTGCTATAGCACAGGCCGGAATAGACGGCATCAGTGCTGGCATAAGCTCTTTCAAGTATGGTGCTTCAATTGGCGGCCCGGTCCTTGGTAGTGCGTTTGCGGCAGCATCTGCTTTATCAACTGGCGCAATGATTTCTAAGTTAATGAACACATCTTCATCTGGCGGTGGTGGTTCAGGATCAAGCCCTGCCGTATCAGCGGCACCAACTCAAACACCCGAATCAGCAGGTGAGCAAGCCGGTGGCGGCGGTTCGCAAACGCAGAGCCTTTATATTGAAGGTATCGACCCTGGTTCTATGTTCTCAGGCGATCAGGTGCGCAGCCTTATTGACAAAATAAATGAAGCCGGGGCAGACGGAAAGCAGGTGATTTTAACATGACACACTTAAGCACGAATTTAGTATTAACGCTTAATCAGATTAGTGATAACGCTGGCCGAATATGCTATAACAATTTTGTTACTCCAAGCCTGATTACCGCCACCTCATCTGCTTCTGGTTCGCCGATAACAAATTGCGCTAACCCGGCCACTGCGTTTGGGTGGGTGGCGAGCAGCGGGGCAACTCAAACAATCACTATTACCAACGCAACCCGGAGGCCCGTTGATTACATCGGCATTGCTCGGCATAACCTGAATCAATTCGGTGTCACCGTTGCTGTAAAATTTGACGGGGTTGTGGTCCGAGCTGATGCGGAGGTGGGATCTGAACAAGCACTGCTATTCTTGTTTGAAGAGGCTACCCCTGCCACCATTCAAATAGTGATAACCGGGGCAACTAACGCGCCGTCAATCGCCGTGATTTACGTCGGCCTATCTATGCGCCTAGAGCGCAATATATACGTCGGGCACACCCCAGTCACTATGGGCCGTGAGCGCAATTCAATCAATGGCATTAGCCAGAGCGGCGAATACCTGGGCGAAGTCGTTTTAAACCGATCATTATCAACTAGCGTTTCACTTCAAAACCTGACGCCCGGATGGTATCGAAACAATCTCGACCCGTTCTTTTCCCAGGTTCCTCGGCCGCCTTGTTTCTGGGCTTGGCGTCCAGCAGGCTACCCGGCCGAGATTGGCTATTGCTGGGTAGAGGGCAACCCAAGGCCGACAAATCAACGCTCTAATGGTATGATGCAAGTTGATTGGAATTTCAGGGGCATTGCGTGAGTAACCGAATAAGTTTTATCGAGTTGGAAGTTAAGAAATGCCAACTAGTGTATGGCTCTTCGCCGTGCACTGCGGCCGTTGGCGTGACCGGTGAGCGCAAATGTTTTAACAGCCGTGCAACTTGTCAAGACCTGCCCAACATTGATGAAGCTAACGAGCTGGTCAGGCTAGCCAAGCCGTCAAGCATTACGCCGCAGGGCGTCGGCTCCACCGCGTACATACCGAACGTGGCAAGCATTAGCTATTCTGCGCCCGTGCTCGACCTGGGCCGATCTATCGGGGTTCGCGGTTCCCTGTCGGTATCGTTTAAAGATCACCGCAGCCCGGACACTGACGCCAGCGGCGACCCGTACCTCGACGATCGGGACTATGACCCATACACGTTGGGAACCTATTTCGGCAAGCTCAAAGCCCGTCACCCGTTCATGAGGGGCCAGTCTATTTACTGGGTTAACGGTCGAGACGATCAGGACATCGCGGACATGGAGCGCCGCCATTTTATAGTCGAGGAGACAGCAGGCCCCAACAGCTCGGGAACGTATGGCATCACCGCCAAGGACGCGCTAAAGCTGGCACAAGGCGACCGAGCCTTGGCCCCTAGGGCAAGCCAAGGTTATGTTACCAACCCGATAACCGACACCGCGACATCGATACTACTTTCACCGGTGGGTATTGGCGCGCTTGAATACCCGTCCCCAACTGTTGGGTCACCGGCTTACGTTGCGATTGGCGGAAAAGAAATCGTGGCTGTTACTAACAGATCGGGTGACGTTCTAACCATAGTCCGAGCGCAGTACAACACCGATGCGGTAGAGCATGACACTGATGATCGCGTTCAACTTTGCTTAGTCTACATAAGTCAAAGCGCTGCGGTGATATTTGAAGATTTGCTGGTTAACTATTCCGAGATGCTGGCGAGTTACATACCGTTGAGCGATTGGGTGTACGAGTCTGACACATACATTAACCGGGTTTACAGTACACTGATACCGGAACCCACTCCGGTCGATTCTTTAATCAATGAGCTGCTGGAGCAAACCGGTAGCAATATGTGGTGGGACAGTTTGACATCGACCACTCGTTGGTCCGTGCTCAAGAACCCAGACCCCTCGGCGTTTGAGTTTAACGAGTCGAACTATATTCAGGGCTCTTTCAATATTGCAGATCAGTTTTCCAAACGGGTTAGCCGGGTAATTGTTCGCTATGGACAAATCAACCCGCTGCTGAGTTTAGACGACGAAAGAAATTACGCATCCGGCTTGGTTAACGTCGACGCGGATTCTGAGGCTTTCTTTAGCAATACGCCAGCGTATAGAAATATTTATAGCCGTTGGGTTCTCGGGGATTCTCGCGACACCGCTTCGACGATGGCCGAGCTAATTACGCAACGATACGCAATACCGCCGCGCAAGGTTGGGTTTAAATTATTGCGCGATGCGCTATCGATAACGCCGGATCTTTCTGGGGCGTATCTGTTAAAAAGTTTATACGTTCAAGACGACACGGGCGCGCAAGTGGCTATGCCAATTCAAGTTACGTCGGTAAACCCCGGCGCGTCTGACATCACAGTAAACGCCGAGGAAATTACATTTACTGCAATAATTCCAAGAGACCCGAACGCGGTTAATCTTTCCCCGGAAAACAATTATCTAAATTACAACATATATGATCGAACCGTTCGAGAGCTGGGCACCGCGCCAACCGCCTCAACCGTTGTCACGGTTTTCCTGGCTGAGAATTTCGTCACCGGGTCCATGACAACCGGCGCGGGCTGGCCAGCCGGGGCAGTAATAAACATATACGTTCAACCGGGCGCTAGAATATTGGGCGCAGGCGGGAATGGCGGCGTTGGTGGTTCGGCCAAGGCTAGGGTTGACAAGCCTAGCGGTGGCCTCCTTAGATGGTATGTAGCGGCCGATATATCTACCAGCCCAGAGCCGGGCATAGACGGCGGCACAGGGCTAGAAGTTCTCCACGACATTAACTTGTATAACAACGGGATAATTGGCGGCGGCGGCGGCGGCGGCGGCGGCGGCGGGCCTGCAGCGGCGGCGGCCAACTTCGACCCAGAATACCAAGGGTTTAGGACAGTCCTTGCGGCCGTCGGCGGCAACGGCGGATCAGGTGGCGCGGGTTTCCCCGCCGGAAATGGCGGAGCATCGGGAACGCAAATAGCAGCCGCATATAGAATCATCCCGGACCAGCCCTTTGGCGGAGGCGATAGGGAAATTTATGCAGAGCCGACCCTGTTGCTTGGTTCGCTGACTGTACCAGTTGGCGGGTTAGCTGGTGGCCTTAATACTGGCGGCGGTGGATTATCTCAGCCATCACAAATCAGTAAGAAAAGCTTTTCGGCGACTGTCTCTTTTGAAGCTGTAGCACAAGTGGAATCATCCCAACAGTTTTCGAACAAAGGGCAAGGCGGAAACCTAGGCTCTGGTGGGGCAGATGGTGCGGATAGTTTTTCATCAACGGAAATCAGATTAGTACCGAGTGATAACCGGTATTCAGTTAGAGTAGATGAAAACGGAGCAAGCGCGGGCGCGGCAGGCGCGGCAATA